CTGCAGAACCTTTTTCTCATACGGTCCCTGCTCGATCTGATATCGCAGGAACTCAATCAGTTTCCCGCATCGTCCTCCATGCCGGCCTGACGGAAGTACGTTACGCTCTTAGCGTCTTCGCTAATCTGGGAGAACAGATCAGGCAGGTCCGTAAACACCTGAATCAAAACGTCTTCTGTGGCCGGTACGACGCTACCGTCCTCGAGTTGAATGCCGTCCACCCACTCGTCGTCTACCAGCGTCTCCCAGCCCAGTACGACGGTTCTGGCGTAGACCTGACGCATGATGCGTTCGGCCACGTCGTTGTCCAGAGTTCCGTTGTCCATCTGCCGGCGATGGGGGCGAGCAAGACGTTCAAAAAACTTCTGAAACTTCTTGTTCGCCCCGCCCGACCGGGCCAGCGTGTACGCATAGGTAGCGTTCTCAAAACGAACGCCCTTGGTCTCCAGTACATCGCTCGTTTTGAAATCTTCGTACAGACTCATTCCTGCTCCTATTCGGCAGCATCTGGGAGGTAATCAAACACACAGACTTTCGCTGTGTGGGTATACGCAGAATCAACACTCGTCGCCTGAGCAGCATCCGCCGTCAGCGGCAACTTGACAGGCTCGTTCAGTTCAACCTGAGCCAGACCACCGCCCAGAGTCAGCAGCGGAAGGTCAATCGCAAGACCCGCATTGTCCTTCACAATCGTGATGTCCAAACTGACATCGTCGTTGTTCCGGATCGAAGTCAGGGCCGTTACGTTCTGGAAGTAGGCCGTCACTTCGGCACTCACCTCGAACGTACCTGCCGAATAATCAAACGCGCCGACTGTACCCAGTGCCTGGTTGCGGGCGTTGTTGTTATTGATCGAAACGGAACCTTCCATCACGAACGAAAATAGAGCAGTCGGGAACTCCTCTGTTGAACTCACAGGAGCCAGACGAATCCGTGCCACATCGGAACTACTGTTGAAGGCTTCCATACTGACCAGCGTGGGACGAGTACCCGCCTTTAGAGCCTCACTGCCAGAAGCCGCACCCGCGCGATGCTCAACGTCTTTGGCCATGAAGGTGGTCTCAGTGGTGATCTTCTCGGCTGTCGGAATGTTGATTGTCATCTCGTTCAGGCAGGAACCCTTCAGGTACTCCGACTGAATATGCGTAGGATTTGAATCGTCCGGCGCACCGAGCTTCCGCTCAAGCTGGTAAGTCGTCCGAACGATGTCCGCACCCGTTTTGTTCTGGACCGTTCGACCAAAGAAGATACGGATCGTCTTTGACGTTCCAGAGTCCGCTGTCATCGCGGCAGCAGTCTTGTCGAACGTCATGGCGTTGGCCGTAACTGATCGAACTCTGGCCCATCCGTTGTCATTCGACGAGGCAAACGACTCATCCGACGCATCGCCACCGATGTAGATGAACTCGCCTGCGGAAATGCCCAATTCGGTCATGTCCTTTGCAGTCGTGGTCAGCTTCGGCAATGCTCCTGTAACATCAATCACGGCATCGCCAGAATCAAACTCAAACCCAACGGTGACAAGCTTTGCCAGGGCCAAAGGAGCCGCCTCGTCAGCCAGGGCAGTCGTCACGACCAGAGCTTCATCGTCCGACCCAGTGTCGGCCAAATGCAGACCGTTGTTTTCCGTATTGGAAAACCCGCTCGCAAAAACAAGGTCGCCAGACCGGAAAGAGGTTCCCGTAGTCACCGTAAAGGTATCGGACGCCGCATCAACATTTGTGATGACGGAATCCTCAGTGTGGTCGTTGAAGCGTTCGTTCTTAACGTCGTAGCCTGCGTAGAACAAACCTTCCCACAGATGCTGAAGACTGTCCTGAGTCAGATCGGCCTCGAAGTTTCCAGAGGCTTCCACATCAGTCGTAACGCCCTTCTGGCGGGACCGGGCATCGTTGATCGTCTCACGAGCCACAGTCGTAATGTTGCCACCGAAATCGCCGTAGCTGTTCGGCTCCAGTGGATACCAGACGGCATCGGCCCCATCTGTACCCGGCAGAACGCCGATACTGCTCTCTTTGGCGACACGAAGACCCGTTACGTTGGAATCAATTTTAGAAACAGCAGCCATGTCATTTCACCTCGTCATACTCGAAATCGACCGTGACGACTGTCAGGAACCACGGTCCCGAAAGACCCTCTTCTCGCACCGACCCGGAGCGGAAGACCACGTTGTTTGTTGTCGTTTTGCCCTCAAGAGCATCCAGCAGAATCTTGACGGCATCGTCCGTAGATGATAGCCCATCTCCCGCTGGGCTGAATACCTCTATTATGACCAGACCAGTTCGCTCAAATCGGCGTACCCCGCCATCCCCGTTCAGGGAACGAATCTCCGAAGTGTTGTTCGCAACTCGGACAGACCCCCACAGTTCGGGATCGCCAGTGCTGCCATCCTCCCCCTGTGGAATGTCGCCCGTCACATTGTCCCAGAGAAGAGTCTTCCCCGTGGTAGCCGCACCGGCATCCCAAGCGGCCTTCACCGCTGAGTAGATGTCCGTTCGGGCCACACTCGGAGTCGGCATTAACCTGCCACCTCAACCTGATACAACAAAACCGTATCGCCCGGCTGGATCACGTTGACATTCGTAATTCGCCAGACCCTCGAACCGTCCTGTACCTTTTGAAATGTCCTTACGTCCTGGCCAGATATCGCACCTACCAGAAACGCATCCGCCCTTCGACTCAGTCCCGCTGTCTCCACCATCTCCGAAACCGTAACCGGCTGCTCACCAGCCAGAGGAACATAAACTGCCGATGCCGAAACCTCGGTATCGGAAGTACTCGTCCCCAACCAGGGCTTCGTCGCGTCCGTGGCCGTTCGAGACTCCTTGACCAGAACCACCGTCCGACCGAACTTCTCGATCAGGTTCTGAGCCTTTGTCTGTAAGGGGGAATAGTCTTTCGCCACAATCACCCCCGAACTACGCGACGGGATGCGGCACTGTCCAGTAACTCTTCCAGCAACATGTCCGCTGCCGGATACTCCGGAATGTTGTAGTCGGAGACCAGACTGGATTTCGTGTTCAGCCCAGCCGCCGTTACGCTCGTTTCAACGTCCCGATACTCCGTGGTCTCTTCGATGGGACCAATCTTCTCCGTCTTACTGGAAACCTCGCCTGTCGCGGACAGATCTCGAGTATGTCCGTTCAAATTCTTCTGGGCGGGAACCGGAGAAATCGGATCGGGAGAAAGCTCATGCAGGCTGATCGACCGCATTGCGTATTCCGCAACGGCCTGCTGTAACTGAGTCGGAATGTTCTGAAGCAGATAGCCGGAATCGTCTTCGGCATCTGTGCGGGGCCACTGCAGGGACTGGCTCGAACTGCTCTTCCACCCTCGAAACTTACGCGCGAATCGCTTGTCGATGTAGTCGGTGGCTCGTACCAGAGCGTCTTCTTTTTCTTCCGTCGTGACCGAAGTGTGTGTCCAGAGTGTGTTCCCACGCCCCGTGTGGTAGTCGTCGGCGTCCGAAACTGAAACGTACGAGTTGGAATTGGACAGGCCAGTTCCATCGTCAACAGTGAAAACGAACGCCATATCTCACTACTCCGCTTTCAGTTTGCGGACATCATCACGGCTTAATCCGTGCTGAGAAATCAACTTCCTTGACACATTCTTCTGAGGGAATACTGAATAAACCGCCGCTGCCGTAGGCATGCCATTCGCCGCCCACTTGTCTGGATCTTCTGGATCGATACGCAGGCACGCATTCCGAATCAGTTCTGGGAGGTCCATCCGGGAGTTCTTTTGTCCGTCCCCCTGGGCCACACTCCCGCTGGCCCCGGAACTACTTTCAGCATCTGCTGACTTGTCAACTGCGGCCTTCTGGGCAGACTTTTTCCCATCCGATTTAACTTTAGCTGCGTTCCCTGAGACGTGTTCCGGAAGGTTACCGACGCCATAATAGATCTCCCGACCACCAAAATTCTCGAGTGCCTGTTCCAACTCCGGAGAACCCTCCGGAAATGCCTGGTAACACCGACGCATATATCTGACCAGACCCTCATCCTCCGCACGAACTTCGGCAATACCGCTCACGAATCGAACGCCTTGGAACGTGATGTCTTTGCCTGCGTGCGGACCAGCCAGATATAGCTTCATCGGATTCTCCGGAATAAAGAAAGAACCTGCGGCCCCCGAAGTGGGAGGAAGGGGCCGCAGGCGGCAGCGAGATACCTCAGTTATTCACGCCTTCCAGAGCCGCGAGACCCTTCAGCGAGAAGCAAGCCAATCCGGAGTACCACTTGATACGCCAGATATGCTCGTCTTTAGTTTCCGACTCACCCACGTCAACGACCTGAATACCCGCAGCGTTTGCGGCAGTCAGACCGGCGATACCGTGCTGACGGGAACCGTCATCAAGTGTACCAGCCAGAATCGTCGTTGCGGCGGTTTCCGTTCCGTGAGTCAGGGTGATTGGAATCCAGTCGTTACGGAAGATCGGGACACCCCGGTAACCCGGAACTTCAGTTCCGCTCGGAAGCATGACGACTTCGTTGATCGAAGCCCCGCCCAGAGCGCGAAGCAGACCCATGTAGGATCGCAGCGGTCGAGCGTTCATCGTGATGTAGTCAACCTGACCGTCCTTGTCCGTCACTTTGTCCAACATCTCGTCCAGATCGGCAAACGCCAGAGCAGCACCGTTCGTACCGGCATCCACAGTCTGACCCGAATCAACCAGCGTCAGCAGGCCGCTGAACTGTTCACTCGAACCCGTTCCGTTGATCAGCATGTCCTGATACTTACGACCGGCTGATTTCGCCTTGCTCGCAATCTGGACGGCAGTCTGGTCGTTCCAGCCAGATCGAGTCTGTTGGATCAGACCATTGACTTCTGCATCACCAATGATGCTCGTCAAATTGCTGGTAACCTGAGTGAACGTGGCAGGTGACTTACCAACACCGCCGTCACCGATAGTCCCACCAACACCGTAGACGTTTACATCGCCCAGAGCGTTTTCACGGTTGTAGGCAAGAGCGTTTCCGTCGATGCCGTCGAAGGGGAGAACCTCGAACATGCGGTTGACGGTAATGATGTTTTCAATGATGCCCGATACAAGATCATCTTGAGCCAGATCGGCAGACTGAATGAGAGAAATAGAAGCCATAGGATAGACCTTTCATGCAGAGAAATTGGGAAAACACAAGGAACGAATCGCTCGATCTGTTTCCAGAATCGCTCTGGATGAAAGAGTCAGCCAAAGTCGCTTCAGCCAACTAAGACCACAAAGTACCAATGGCCCAGAATTGCGTCAACACCTACCCCTGTCCGGGCCTTACAAACTGACCCTTACGGAGTCCCACCGAAATCTTATCAACGGACGACAATTCCTGCTTCGGAGTCGCTACCCGACGACCTGACGGAGACGGCGGAACCGCACTGGTCCCAGACGGAGCTTCTGATTCAAACAACCGACCGTATTGCTCGTTGCCCTTCATCTCTGAAACCAGTTCCGGAATCGTCATCGCCTCGCCCGTCGCACCTGAGTATCGACGATTGCCCTCGCCGTCTACCACAAATACCCGAAGCTGACCCTCTTCCTCGACGACCTTAACCCGCTCTTTTACGAACGGCATCAGCAACTCACTCACGCCCTTCTGGGCCGCAATCGCTGTCGTCGCCTCGGAAGTAACAAGGTGAGCGTATAGCTGACCCTTCAGCCCCTCAATCACCTGTTCCTTCTTTGTGACCTCGCGGTTGTGCGATTTCGCCAAGTCCTCCTTGATTTTCTCCAAATCAATCTTGGCCGACTCGCCGTTCTGCAACTGCTCCTGCAACTCACCGATCTTGGCGTCCACGGCACTCTTAATCGACTCCGGAGAATCACCGTACTCCGAAAGAGCCGACAGGTCCGTCCTGTCCTTCCGATAGCGATCCGCATCCGACCTCGCCGCTTTGAGCGACTTCCCCAAACCCGCAATCGAGGCTACCGCCGTCGACACTACCGGGTTCTCGGAATCCAGAGCGTAACCTTCCCCACCCTCACGCTCCTTGTAGAACACCCGAAAGTTCTCCGGAACCGAATCCAGATTGTCCAACTCCGTATTCTTCGCAAATTCAAACATTGCTACTCCAGTAGTTCTCGTAATTGCTCAATCGTCAACTGGCGACCCGT